CTCTTCTCTATATAAAATGTATTGTATCCTAGTAATTGAGTACGCAGTAGTCCATGTTGATTGTAATTGCTAAATCAACTACAGCGTCTGAAGACCAATCAAACTGACCGAAATCTCCGTTTGTAACGAATGCTCCTTTGATGATCCATTCTCCGATAACATCCCCTACAGGTCCTAAAACGTTAAGAGTTAAATCTTTCTTGTAGAAGTCTGAGTATCCAGCTCTACCAGTTACAGATTCGTATCCTAATCTAGCCCATTCCATTACAGCTTGAGCACCTGATGGTGTGATTGGATCATAAAGAGTCATAGTCATCTCTGCCCATTCTCTCTTACCACGGATTTTTCTATATGTGTTGATGTGGTCAAGCTTTACTACGTTATCCGTAAAAGTAGGAGCTTTGACGTTTTTTATCATGAACGACGGGATCGCATCGATGTACATGATGAATCTGTTTTGCACTTTCGGTTCGAAAGCTCTAAACATTATTTCGTTAGGATCTAATACTGCCATTTTATTTGTTCTTTATTATAAATATTCTACTTTTAAATTATTCTCCCAATGTAGCTCCAGTTGGTTGGATTACGAAGTCTAAAGTGATGAATTCCGCTGTCTTAGCTGGTTGGATGTAAATCTGACCTACTAATTGGTTTCTATCAATAACATCTGCTGTGTTATTTGAATCATCCATTACTACTCTATAAGCATAAAGACCTTGTCTTTGTACTACTGATTCTAAGTATGGGTTAACATTTGCTAAGAAAGTGTTTCTAGTAGCAATAGTATTTTGTTCGAATACTAATGTCTTAGCTTGATCTCCTAAGAATTTCTTAAGATCGATCAACAATCTTCTAACATTTACTCTGTCAAGAGCTGATTTTTTCTTCTGTAAGGTCTTCTGACCGAATACTGAAATACCAGATCCTGGGAAAGTAGCTATTGGGTTAACGTTTGCTGCATAAAGAGTATCTCTATGAGCTCTAGTTAATTTTCTCTCTGCTTGAATAACGTTAGGAATACCTCCTCTTGTTAGACCTGCAGGAGCAAACCATGGTGCAGCAGCACTATCAGTGAATGCATAAACACCTGGGATAACTACTGATGCAGGAGCAAACTCTAGTTTACCTGTTGAGCTTCCCATTTGTACCCATGGCCAGTAAGCAGCTGCATAAGAGCTGTTTAATACTGCAGCATGTCCAGCAGCTCCAGCTACTGTAGAACCGTAAGGTGATAAGTCAACTACTGCGATACAATCTCCTCTATCTTGAGCCAATGAAATCATTGAGTCTAATTGTACTTTGTGATCTCCGTAGTTGTAAATAAGACCAGGTGCAGAAATGATATTAAATACATACTCGTCTTGGTTAGTTAATAATCCGAATGCATTTTCGTAATTAGAAGCAACTAAACCTTGAGTGTTAGCATTTGTAATCTCTGAGAAGTGCTTGTTAGGCTCATCATGTTGGAAGTTGTTACCTGAAGCACCGTAGAACGAACCAGATTGAGCTGAAGGTAGAGAACCTGTATAAGCGTTATCTCTTACATTAATACCGTCGTTAGATAAATAATTTAAAGTTAATCTATCTACAGATGCAACTCTAATATATTTTGATCTGTTAACATAAGTACCAACAGTGCTTAAGTAAGTACCATCTGCTCCAGTGTTAAGTGATTTATACTGATCACCGATTACTTTAGCAATGTACCCCTCGCTGTTAGGATCTAAGCTTAAGTCGTTGAATGATTCTAATACTGTTTTTGATTTATTATTATCGTCACCTCTTCTGATAGAAAGTGAGAAAGTACCAGCAGAAGTATCTACATTTGAGATCTCCCATCTGATGTTATCACTAGAACCAGATACTAAAGATCCGTCGCTGTTTAAGCCTCCTGTATCGCCTGAGCCAGTTGCGTTATTAAGAAGAGCTCCTTTACCTAATGTTTGAATAGTGAAAGGTGCTGCTCCAGCATCTACTGCTGCGATAGCAGTGTTGGTAGCTCCTGTGAATGAACCAGAAACAACTCTCGTTACAAGAGCTGATGTTCCTCCTTGTTCAAAGTAGGATTTAACTGCTAGTGATGTTAAAAATTCGTATTTGCTTGAACCAGATTCGAAAGTAGTTCCGAATGTTCTTTGGTAGTCACCGTATGATGTAACTACAGTAGGTTCAAATGTAGGTCCTTTTACAGCTGGACCAACAAATGCAGCCCCGGCTTCAAGAGCAGCAGGTGCTATAAAAGATCTATCTTGCTCGCGTGATAGTACCCCTGGTGAGATTAATGATTCTGCCATCTTATCTTAAATTAGATTATTCGTTCTATAATAAATATCGTTGTTAAATCGAAACCTGTCCGATACGTTAAAGTTCTATTAACAATTATAAATAGGAAAAGATGGCCGAAAACAGTCTTAGTAAAAAGACTTTGTTTCCACTATTTACTTTCTATGGCGTTGAACTCTCCGGTTGCTAAATTAACCGTGCCTTTGCCATATTTCTCTTCTAAGCCTTTTGCCATATTAATTTCTGCTTCTCTAAGACTTTTGATGAAATTTTCAGCTCTTTCTCTTCTATCTTCTAG